TGCAATGGATGCGAATGGTGACTATGTCTTCGGCAGCGGGTCCCGGTTCTTGGTGGACAGTCCTGAGACTGTCGCGCAAGCCGTGCTTACGCGAATCCGGCTGCTCGTCAATGAATGGTTCCTCGATTTGCGCGAGGGGCTTGACCTCAAGCGGATCCTCGGGGTTCGGACCTCGGCCACACGTGACGCCGAGGTGAAGCGCCGTATTGTCGGCACCCCGGGCGTCAAATCGCTCGTGGCGTATTCCAGCACTGTGCGCGGTCGCAGCTTTTCAGTGGCGGCAACCGTGAACACGATCTACGGTCCCCTGACAATTAAGGAGACATTCTGATGCCAGTTACCTACCCTTTGCCAACCCTGGCTGCTCAGGTCACGGCGACGGGAATCTCGAAGCCGCCTTACAGCGACGTTCTGCTAAGTCTGCAGGCGACCTTTAAGGGCATCTACGGCAATGATTCCTATATCGATCCTGACAGCCAAGACGGGCAACTGCTCGCTACCTTCGCCAAAGCTGTCGACGACTGTAACAACACAGCGATCAAGGTGTACAACCAGTTCTCGCCGGCCACTGCCCAGGGTGCGGGGTTGTCCAGCGTGGTGAAGATCAACGGCATAAAGCGTGACATCGCGAGCAAGTCACAAGTCAATGTGAATATCGTTGGTCAGGTCGGGACGATCATCACCAATGGCGTCGTGGCCGATACCGCCAAGAATCAGTGGAACCTGCCCGTGACTGTGACGATTCCCCCGGCCGGCGAAATCTTGGTCACAGCCACTGCACAGAATGATGGCGCCATCGCCGCAGCTATCGGTACAGTGACGACGATCCAAACACCGACTCGCGGCTGGCAAACCGTGACCAACCCAACGCTGGCAACCCCGGGCAACCCGATTGAATTGGATCCCACGCTTCGTGGGCGCCAAGGATCCAGCGTGGCGCTGCCCTCGAAGACCGTGCTCGAAGGTATTGCCGGCGCCATTGAACTGCTGCCTGGGGTAACGCAGGTTAAACCCTACGAGAACGATACTGACGCCCCCGACGCCAACGGGTTACCCGAGCACAGTATCTCCTTGGTGGTGCTCGGTGGTGATGCCACGGCGATTGCCCAGGCCATTGCTGATAAGAAAGCGCCGGGGGCCTATACCTACGGCACCACCATGGTTCCAATCACCGACGACGTGGGGGTCACCCATAGCATTCGCTTCTTCATCCCCACGCAGAAGATCATCACGGTGGTTGTCAGCTTGCACCCACTCAGCAGCGGCTACACGACGGCGATTGGCGCCCAGGTCGCGCAAGCCGTCGTCGACTACATCAACGCGCTCCTCGCCGGTGATGATGTCTACCGGGACCGCCTTTTCCTGCCTGCGCAGCTCTATGGCGCATCCGACAGCTTGACCTATAACGTCACGCAAATTCAGATTGCTATTTCACCGGGCGCCGTCGGGAACTCGGACCTCGTCATAGCATTCAATGAGATTGCGCGTTGCACGCTGGCCGATGTCACGATTATTCCAGTCTAGGAGGGGATATGGCAAGCACAGATCCATATGTCAACCTGATCACCAGTGAGCACCGAGACAAGCCGAACTTCGTGGCTGTCGTGCGGGCGCTTGCCCAACCCTTCGCTGATATAGCCGAGGTGCAAGACGGGATGCCGGATGACTACGACCTCGACCTCGCCGTCGGGGTTCAACTCGATTCTGTCGGGTTGTGGGTGGGCGCAGGGCGTCAAGTTCTGATGGAGATCACCGGCGTCTATTTCGCCTTCGACATCGTTGACGTGGGTTGGGATGAAGGCGTGTGGAAGGGGCCATTCGATCCCACCGTTGGCCTGGTCACGTTGGATGATGACACCTATCGCGTGCTGATTCGGGCGAAGATCGGAATCAACCATTGGGATGGCACGATGCCCGCGCTGCAGGCGATCCTGGCCCAGGTCTTCGAGGGTACAGGTACTCTCGGCTTCGCGGTGGATAACCAAGACATGAGTATGACCGTCGCGCTGAGTGGGGCCACGCCAAGTCCGGCCATCGTCGCGCTCTTCAAAGCCGGACGGCTCTCGCCTAAACCTGGGGGTGTGCGCGTGAACTACGTGCTGCCCTCTGTGCCTGGCACCGCAGTTTTCGGATTCGATACCAACAATGGCTATATAGGCGGCTGGGACACCGGCAGCTGGGCCGTTCCATGAAACACTAGGAGGATACACCATGCCAGGAACCAATGACTACAAAGCCTTTGCGGGGGGTGTCGGCGCGAATACGTTGACGCCCGCGGCTTACGCGCTTCTCACCGCCCTGATCTCACAGGGCTTTCAAACCGGGGTGGCGAGCAGCCAGCAGGTCAATACTGTGTTGCGCCAGTCCACCACCATTGCCGCGGCGATCGCCACGTTGATCGCCGCATCGGGTATCAATGCCGTGGACAATGGTGATGCCGCTGCGAATGCCTACAACGTGGCGCTGGCGACTAACCCAGGGATCCAGTACGGTGCGCTCTGCACGGGCACCGCAGATGCACTCATTGCTGCCTTGCCTACACCGCCGGTCACCTTGGTAGATGGCTATACGGTCATCGTTGAGGCCGCCGCGGCCAATGCCACGTCGACACCGACGTTCACGCCTAACGGCACCCTACCGATTGCCCCGAAGCAGATCGTGAAGGGCAACAACTTGCCCTTGCAGCTGACTGACATTCCGGGCGCGCAGAGCCGAATCCTGCTGGTCTATGACCTCAGCCTCGACAAGTGGGTACTGCTGAACCCAGCGCGAGGGGTGTCTGCCTCGTCGCCCCAGATCGCGCCGCTGCCTGCGCCTACCGTGGCGTCGAATGCATTGACGATTCCCAGCGCGTTTTACTCGCTCGATTTTCGCAATGCCACTCTAGCCACTGGCGGCGCGACCAATGTTCAGGGCACGCCGGCTGCGCTAGTCGTTACGGCGGGCGCCACGCTCGGTATGACCAACAATAAAGTTGCGCGTATCGCCGTAGTCGTGCTGAACAATGGTGGCGTGTTGGAATACGCTGTCAATAACTGGGCAGGTGGTAACGACCTCTCTGAGACTGGCGTAATCAGCACTACAGCTATGAGTGCTGTAGCAAATGCGGCAAATGTGTTCTACAGCCAAACTGCGCGGGTTAATTTGCCCTATCGCTTAGTTGGGTACTTTGACATTGTCCAAGTCACGGCCGGGCAGTGGATTACTTTGGCTTCGTTGGTGCAGGGCGCCGGCGGTCAGGCCGGGTTGCTGCCGCATTCGTGGTTGCGCCTGAGTATTCTCAATGGTTACGGTAGCGCGAGTAACAAAATTGCGCGGTGGCTAAACATTGTGCAAAACACGGGTGACGATTGGACGTACACCGATAGCGCCACATTGGGCGGCAGCATAACGATCCTTCGTCCGGGCACATTCACCTTCACTGGCACCCTCGTATTGAATGCGGCAGGTGAAGCCGGCTTGTCGTTAAACACAGCTAATCCAACGGTGGCTATCGGCAGTTTGCCCGCCAATGAAATACTGAGCTATGACAACTCGGCTGGTTACATAAAGGTGAATTTCATGGGGCCATTACAGACTGGAGATGTTGTCCGAGTTCACACGGGTGGGGCCGCCTTGAACGGGTCTTTTATTGCGTCACTCTTGAACGTCGCCCGTATTGGGTAAGGAGATTCTGAAATGAAAATTGCATTTAAAGACGACGCCGATGGTTTCTACCAAACAGACCTGGAAGAAGGTCAAGAGCTTCCAGCGTGGGCTAAGGGAATGACCCGCTTAAGTGAGGATGAACGACTTTCTGAATCACTGAAGCAAGAAGGTGTCGGGGAACTTCTCTCCCAAATACGTGAGCTCGAAGTTCAGGCCACGCCCCGGCGTATTCGTGAAGCCAGTATTGGCACGGACAAGGGGTGGATGAAGAACCTCGATGCCCAGATCGCTGTGCTGCGGGCCAAGCTGCCCAAGGCGAGTTAAACCAATAACCTCAACAAGAAGGAAAACATGGCAGACCTCAACACACCCCTAGCCGTTGGCGCCGCGGCGACGGGCGTCACCCTGCTCGGCATACCCACGGGATTGGAGCCCGCGCTCCTCGTCGCCGGGTTTCTAGGTGCAGTCTGGGCGCAAGGTTATCAGCTGGGTATGCCCTGGCATCAACGTGCCCTGCTTCTCGCCGTCTCGCCCCTTCTGGCAGGCTACTTGGCCCCACTGCTGGCAGCCTACCTCATAACAACGTATCCATTCATTCAGGGAGTATTTACGCAGGCGATGCTACAGCTGCCTGCCGCGGCTTTGTTTGGGCTGATCACGCACGAGCTTGGGTACCGCATCAAGCAAGTCGTAGGCGCCAAGCTGGGAAAGGAAACCCCGCAATGACCCTCCTCCTCCAACTCACCACGTTTATCGCGGCTCTGGCCATCCTCGTGAAGCTGGAGCCGCTCATCAACAAGATGGGGCCAACGTGCCGCATCTCCATCCGCGCGGCGATCACCATGCTTCTGGTAGCCGCGTTGTGGCTGGTACTCTCGATCACCCAGGGTTACCGACCCGAGGGACATCTCGCGCTCTTGGTCTCCGGCCTTGCGCTGTGGTTGTGGTCGGATAAGAGAAAACGAGTATTTGGAAAGGAAAAATCATGATCACCATTGAGCAATACGTCGGCCCCCACGCCAAGAGCAAGGATTGGACGCCAGCGCGCCAGGCCAAAGCTGTCATCCTCCTCGAGTGCGTCAATGCCCTCGAAGAAGAGATGGCTGCTGATGGCATTCTCTTCCCGGACAACCCGGCGACGGGCACCGGCGTTAGCGGCAAGACGTTCGGCGGATTCCGTCCGCAAGATTGCCCCCAGGGCGCACCCACGAGCAGCCACAAGGAAGGTGAAGGCGTGGACCGCTTTGACCCCCAGGGCGCACAGGATGCATGGCTGCTGGCCGACTACCTGAAACATAAAGCCGCGGGCACAGTCGACCAATGCGCGCTGGCGCGCCACGGGCTCTACATCGAGCACCCCAGCGCCACCTCGGGCTGGTCCCACCTGAGCACCCGTCCCCCGGGTTCTGGTAATCGCGTCTTCTACCCCTGAGGAGTTCTATGCCCCGTCTCTCTGCTGTCCTCCACGGGCACGCCAACATCAACGCAGTCAGTTACTACTGTCCGGGTTGCCGCCACGCCCATACCTTGCCCTACGGTGATGGCCCCAGCCCACGCTGGACTTGGAATGGTGACGAACTGACACCGACCTTCGGCCCCAGTATTCGCACCTCCAGGCCCGCGGGACCGTATGGTGACAACGACGAGCAAGTGCCTGAGCTCACGCTGTGCCATCACTTCGTAGTTGCGGGCATCATCCAATTCCTGGATGACAGCAGTGCCCACAGTCTTCGCGGGTTCCACCCAATGGTGCCTATTCCCGATAACTACAGCATGGGAGATTAGCGTGAGCCCAACCACAATCCTCGTCGGCCTGCTCTTGGTAATCGCCGCGGCATTCGGTGGCGATCGTTTCGGCTACGGGCGCGGCATCCAGGAGCAGAAGGTTGCCGACCAGCAGAAGTTTGACGCTAAGAACCGAGAGCTTGAGAAGCAGAAGGCGACGGCCAATTTGACCTATAAGCGCCTGGCCGAGCAGGTCATCGCAAAGGCGGCAGCCGCCGATCTATTCAAAACCCAACTGGAGACCAGCCGTGAACAACGCCGTAAAGATCTTGCTGAGTATCGCCGTACTCCTGCCGCTAATGGCAGCTTGTTCTTCACCACCCAAGTTGCAGGATGTGGGCCAGGTGGTGGAGGCCCCGCAGGCACCGGAGGTCAAAGCCCCGGTGCTACGGTCACCGCCAAAGTTGAGCTTCCGCCAGCGCTTCGAGGCGCTATTCGAGCCATCCTCGACGACGCCGATGACCTTGCC